ACTACTTCTCCTTCTAAATGATCTAAACCAGTTAAACTTGTTGTATCTCCACCAACATAACTTAATCCACTATCTAAATAATGGAATGCTGTTAAATCTTCGCTAAAATCAAATGGTGTAAAATATTCTACATAACGTCTTACAGCTCCATTAATCCAACGCTGAACAATAATCCACACTTGATCTTCATCTGCATCGCCATCAATTACTGCAACACTTTCAACTTTAGCATGAGTTAAAATATTATCAGTTTGCTCTGATGTGTGAGCTGAAGTTATATCAACAACAGTTGTTAAAGTTTTATTAGAATAAAGTTTAAATTGGTTATTATCAATTTTTTCAACATAGTATTTAGTATTTTCAGCTAAACCCCCAATAGTTGTTCCCGTATTATCATAGTAAAAAATATCACCAGTAGTAAAACCATGAGCTACTGAATAAATAAAATTAGATGAAACATTTACACCTTGATAAATATATTGGGTAGTGTCTGAACTTGGAGCAGAGGTTAAAGATACAGCCGTTCCCGCAGTAGCATTAGCGGAAGTTGTTGCTAATTTTATTGTGTTACTGTCAGATGCTATTGTGTAGTAAAGGGTTGAAATATTTAAACCACCAATAACATTAGATGCAGCGTAATAATAAATGGGATCCCCAGTTGATAAACCATGAGAAGATAAAGTTATAGTGTTGTTAGTTGTGTTAACAATAGTTGTGTTAGATGTAAAAGAAATTTGTTGTTGAATAATATTTTTTGTAGTGTCTGATTTACCGCCAATAATGTGACGATGCCAGGCAACGACATTCTCTAATCTATTATAAGTTAAACCAGATAATACTCCGTCTGTTCTTGCGCCCCAAACAACTGAATATGGCTCTTGTTGATAATCCATTTGAACTACGCCACTATCTGTTATATGATCCGCCAAAATTGTTAAGTCTGGTGCAACATAACCATCAGTATCAAAGTTGTAAGCAAGCTCTCTAACTTTTCTTTTAGCACGTTGTAAAAATATAGTTGCATTGCCAATAGATAAAGCATCTACGCCAGCAGAACCATAGTTAGATTGTTTTCTAATATTAATATTAGATGGAGTGATTGCGTCTTGCGATGTACCAGAAGATACAGCATACTCACCACCCGTTGTCATACAAATTAAAGTTCTTGTAGCTTTTAAAGATTTAATCGCATTAACTTGGTTAGAGGCTATTGTATAAATCATAGCACTATCCGCATCAGTACCAGATGTCATGTTTTCATAATCTCCAGATTTTGAAAAAAACATAGTTTGCGGTTGATCGGATGTTGCAGCAAATACTAATCGTTGTTCAAAGAATGATACGCAAGATGGAAAACCAGTTGTGTTTGAAAAGGAACCGAGTTGAAAAGATGCTGTGGCATCGGTGTTTGTAAAAGCATCAGTAATTGTGCAAACAACAACTGTCGTATTGGTTCGAGCTGTAATCTTAGCTTCGCCACCATTAAATTTTATTATTCTACCAACATCTGTTGTAGCCCAACCCACACCACCATTAATACCAACAATCGCACTAGCTGTTATATTTACACCAGTTCCAACTCCAGCAGAGGCTGGTGTTAAAGTTGTCGTTGTAGTGTTAGCATCTAAGTATGGCCCGTTAGTACCAAAATCTACCTCTGTTAATGTCCAGGCAGTATGATCCGTTCTTGACAGTTTCATTACTTCGTGGGAGTTGTGGCAGATATACATAACGTCTGCGGATTGTGCAAACTTTAGATCAAAGAGTTGTGCAGTTGTATATTCAGTTGTGATTTGATAAATTTTATTAGCAGTACCCGCTGAAGAATAAGTTGTGTAACCAGAGGTACTAACATTTGTTCCATCAACATCTTGTAATTCAAAAGTATTTGTTGTTTTATTTGAAACTTTAAATGTTTTACCATTAACTTCTGTCATACCAACAACAGCTGATATATTTACAAAATCTCCATCGGAATAACCATGAGAAGTTGCAGTTACCACTCCTGGATTAGCTTTGGTAATAGCACTTATTGTTTTATCACCTTCAGTAATTTGTCCGTTATCTTTAAAAAATCTTATATATTGATTGCCAAACTCTAAAACATAAGTTTGTGTTGTTGAAAATGTAAATGGGATTAATCTTGTAGAGTTTGCAGATGTTTTTATTTCAGACACAAAGTATGTGCCTGGTCGTCTAGTTACGGGGCCATGTGGCATTACAACAAAATTTTCTATATTACTTGCACCATTAAAATACTTGGCAAAATCTGTTCTACCCTCCATAGAGGATGAAAGCTCCCCAGCCGTAAAGCTCGGTATGCTTAAAAGTTGTTTAGGCATAATTAGTATCTACTGTTTATGAAATCTTCGGTTATTACTTGATCTGTGTTTCCTAATGTCGGATCTGTATTATATCCTTCGCTAGCGTCTGTATGTCTTGCTTCTGATAATTTTAAACCATATTTTTCTGTCATAAGTTTTGCAACTTGTAAATTAGAAGTTATAGCATAAGCTATATCTGAAGCTATACCCGCAGATATAGTTTCTCTTAATAAAACATCTAACTCATTGACATCGGTAATTTGTGCTAAGTAAATTAAATAAACATCGCTTTCATTTATTAATAATTTTCTACCTTCAATTTTATAATCTGAATTGTAATCTTTAATTTGCAAAACACGCAAACAATCTGAAGGTAAGGTATATTGATATGTAAAACCCCAAGCTGGAGTATCTGCGTCTTGTGCTAATTGAATTCTTTTAACTAAACAATTCCAAGGATGTGATCTAAATACAGCATCCCTTACTGTTGTATATCTTTCATTACAAAGTCTAGCATTTTTTGAATTTTCTGTAAGAGCTGTAATTGAACTAGCTCCTAATTGATTTAATGCTGAATTACAAATTTGTATTACTGATGCCATATTATTCCTTTTTAATTATGTATTTTCTTCTTAATTTTCTTGGGGTAACCAAAGCAAATATTTCAGCTTCCGTTAATCCTTGTTGTTTATCAAAACCAAAATGATTTTTATTATCTGTTTTAAATCTGTCAACCAAAACGTATCTGTAAATATAATTGCCACTTTGTAAGTGAGTAATAGTTTTGGGTTTATCTATTTTCTTTATCATGCACTTTAGGCGGGTTCCACTCTCGCTTTCCCCGCCTAAAATTCTGTTTGTTAGTCTACGATGTAAGTTATTACACCAGATAGATCATCACCATCTACTAAAGCACTTATTGCTAAAGCATTAATGACAACTCCGTCTCTACTTTCAAATGTATGGTTACCACCAAGCAACTTAGTTGCAGCAGTATTACCTTCCATATCAAAGTAGCCGACAGTGTTTACGTCTAAACCATCTACCATTCCATCGACATCCGCAGCAACTGCGTCTCCGTCAAGATCAGTATATGCTTCCCATCCAATATCCATTGTTTGTGAGCCAGTAACCCAGTTACAATAGAACCTTGATAGTCCGCCTATGATTTTAACTTTACCCGCTGGCAATTTGCCAATGGTTACAGTTGAGTTTGCATCTCCCGCGCCATCCTGATCGTGAGTGAAGGCTAAAGTTCTTAATTTACCTTTATCTCCAGTTGTATCAGCTTTGACGATAGGAGTTGCTGTTGCGTTAGTATACTCTGTACTTTTTTGTGTTGTTACAGCCATTTTATAATCTCCTATTGATTATGCTTCATGACAAGGAATTTGAACAACTTTTTTTTCTTCCATTCTTACTGCACCCAAAGACATACCATAGTATACTTGAGTAGAATAAGACTTGTCAGCTCTTTCAGATATTTTTGCTGCTATATCACTTCCGATACCTAATTTGATGGCATCTTCAGTATAAGCAAAAACTAATCTGTCAGTAGTGTTCGAACTATCCTTGTTAAGTCTTGTTGACATTATAAACTCAAATCCTAAGTAAGAAGATACATCTCCTTGCGCCAAGGCTTTTACAGTATTGTAATCGCTAGACGTAACTTGCGTAGTTCCTAATAGATCTGATATTTGTTGTGGCCCGCAGACTAAATATCTTTTCAGACTTGGGTCTACATCGTTATTATCTAAGATTTTCTTCGCAGACAAAAGTTTTGTAATAGTTAAACCATCTGATTGGTCACTTGTTGCAAATTTTTGCGTTGAAGGTAAAGCCGTAGATGAACCACCAGCTACACCAGTTGATGCAGATGCGTTGAATGCTGTTATAATAACATCATCCATGCTTCTATTCATCGCTGCTGCCGCTGCTTTAGCATATGAACTCGTAGGATCCACAAGCATTCTAACTTTGTCGACATCGTCAACTAAATCAGCCCACTCGTAATCAGCCAAGCTCAATCTTCTTCTGCTGTGAGGCGTATCTATTTGTGGTGTATCGCCATGTCTGCTCGTTCTTAATTGAGCAGATGTAACTCCGACTTGATCGAAGAAAGCGTTTTTACCATTAATAGTTTCCACATCAACAGAACCTCTAAGTTTACTTCCCATTTGTTGAGAAAGCATAGATACATTTGAACTATACTGCTCTACAAAAGAAGTAGTAATTTGAATAGACATATTCTATTCTCCTTTTTGTTATTGGTTGTTGTTAATGTTAGCGGCTGATTATCCTTGCGGGTCGAAACCTGGGTTTTACATCTTGTTGATGTTAGTCTTTCCTAATGTCAACTAGGGTCTTACGATTATCCTAATATTTTCAGCTATACTTGATTTTTCTTTTCTCGTAAAGCTAAAACTTCGTCAACTGCTGCTTGATGGTTTGGATGATGTTTTTCCCAATAAGCAGAACCTTTTGCAGTTAATTCTCCAATTTGTTTCTCAATTTGAGCTGGTGTTTGATACATTGGCCCAGATGCTTGAACAATATTATCTTCTCCCATCTTATTTGCTAACTCTGCAAATGCTTTAATAAATGTTGGATTATCACCAAGTTTAGTTCCATCTGCTAGATTTTTATTTAAAAAATCTTTATCAAAAACTTGTAACGCAACATTAGCAGCATTAATAGTTTGTTGTTCATATGCTTGACCCCACTCTTTTTTTAACTCTGTGGTGCTAGCTTCTCTTGCTGCAACAGCTGTAGTTTCACTTTCTTGTAAAGATGCGGCTGTCATTTCATTATAAAACTTTACCATACCATTTGCTTGACCAGGAAGTAATCCAAGTTTATGCGCTTGATCTGAAAAGTTTTTTAAAGCTGCATCATCTATTTTTTGATCTTCTGGTAAATCATATTTATATCCAGTAGCATCCGCTGGTCTGCCTAGTTTTTCATAAACTGCATCCCAATCTTTATCGGTAGCAAATTTATTTGGAACTGGTATTTTATCAGAGCCAACTAATTTTTGTGCATGAACATAAGACTTTGCTAAACCTTCTACATCTTTAATATTTTCTAAAGATTTATCAGATCTAATTTCATCAGAAAGACTTGCTTTCCAATCT